TGTTTGATATGTGTCGTTAATTCTTACCTTGTTTACACCATCAGCATACTCAAATGCAGTCAATTTATGGTGTGAAAAGTTTGGTTTATATGTATTTTCAGTATAGTCAAGATACACAACACCGTTTGGATCTGCATCAAATAAGGAAAACTGCCAGAAATAACTAGCACCAGTTACACGAAATATTGCTGAATCTTGAACTGTGTCATTTAATGGATTAGGAACGAATTTTGGTCTTATCTTTGTTTTTCTTAAATCTAAACCTACAAGTGAAGTTCCACGAGGCACTATCACACCACCATGAATACTATTCATCTTGAATAGTGCATTATTTACGTTTGCTAATTCATAGTTTGTGGTTAGATCCCATGCAGAAAAATCAGAAGTGGTTGATCCATTTCTAGTTCTAAAATTACCTGATCCATCAGGAATATATCCAGGCCTATTGTCTATGACATGATCGCCAGGATATAGTAGAATTGTTGTTTGTGCAAATCTATCGTTGTTTAACCCTGACTGATATGAAAATCTTGCTGCTTCGATTAAAGCTCTCTGAATTGTCTTGAAAGGGCGAGTAAGAGAATTTCCTTTATTCTCAATACTATCCGTTGCATCTAAGTCATTAGGACTTACATACAGGATGTTACCGCGAACGTTCTTTAAAAAATTCTCTAATCTGGAAAGACCCATGTTATTATTCCAACCTTATATAATGCATTATGGATTATTTATCCTGGTATTGTATTAGCAGTTCTGATTCCAACTAAGTTAAGTCTATATGCTTCTTTTACTTCATCAGTCATAACTGCATTGAAAACTGCTTGAACACCAGCATCCTCTCCAGACACATCAGTTACAGTTAGTGCTGTTGATCCTAATGAAACTATACCAGGATTTATTGTCTGACGATTAAAAGATTTATTCAATTCTACACCATCTTCTGTGATAACTGTAGCAGTTCTGACTAGAAGTACTTTCCATGGATTTGGTGTATATTGGTTAATATGACCAAGAGTCATGACCTCGCATTTATCTACAAATACGCTTTTTGCTAGTGCCATTAGGGTTAATCTCCGATTAAAACAGGTTTAGGTAGTAATATTTATGCATCTGTGAGATAGGTAAACATATATCCTATTTCTGAGTTACTGGCAAGTGCTAATGAAGAGTTTACAGGATCTTGTGATCCACCAGCTTGTATACCTTCGATTCTTCCAGAATCATTATCAACAAATACTCTACCTATGAATTGATATGGTTGACTTCCAGACATATTACCCATTCCAGTAGAATCCAAGTTACGCATTAACGGAATGAAAACATGACCAAATGAGCCACTCGTGGTATGAACTGGGAAAGGGAGATTAGTAAACTGAATAGCATTACCTGATCCTTGACCACTAATACTAGCTACCGTTCCACCTCCCATAACAGTCACTACTTGACCAACTTTGGTATATAAACCAATACGACCACTCATTGACATGTTACCTTGACCTTCCACATTAAAATGAGCCGTGTAAGTTCCTTCTTCATAATCACTCAACGCATTGGCTGCTGCAGTGTCTCCATTAAAGGTTACACCGTCATTTGTAATACGGAACCTT